GAGGGTACACGCCGTACTCGGACTCCCACTCGGTGAGCTCGCGCGTCGTGGAAGCGAATAGGTCAAGGTAAGCGGTGTCACTGAACTCGCGCGCGCGCTCGAATACCGGGGAAACGCCATCGAATATGGAACGTAGCGACGAGTCCGCCGCCACCCTCCAAGCGTCACCCGTCGGGAGCAATCTCCTGAGCGCGGAGAACATCAGAGGACTCGAGCCCTGTCCGCGGTTGCGTAGGTGATGCCGCCACGGACCAGTGTCCCAAGCTCGGCGTTCGTCCCGTACTCAGGGTAGAAGGCCACCTCGAGCGAGTGGTAGTCCTCGGAGAATACGTTGTTTGCTTCGCAGTCAATGAGCCAACTTGTGTACCCCTGGTACGCAGTTTGGTCGGTGATCGGGATCGCGCTGTAGGCGATCAGGTCTACCGCAAGAGTGCTCATGTTGTGCCTCCTGATGTAGATATTTGGGGCATGCTGCGGAGGCCAAGCGCTATGCGCAGGCATCGTGAATCGCATCGTCACACTCAGCAGAGTAGTTCCATTAGGAAGCGCTTTCCTGAAATAGACAGCCGCTTCAGCGGAAGCCTGTAGCGCCGTCCACCCAGTCGATGAACATCCCCAATGCGACGCAGCGTGAAGGCTTGGGGCTCCTTCGGAAGGCAAGATCAACCCAGTTCGGGCCACCGCGGCTCCGCGTGCCACGTCTGGCATCCGCGTCTCCACATACTTGGAAGCCAGCAGCGAATGAAGCGCAGTCATATACTGCGACGCCCCAACCTCGTCAGGGTTTCCGCTTGGTGTGATGCTGGCTTCTCCGAGCAGAGCCTGTTGCCACCCGAACAGATCGGACACCCACGCCTCTTCAAGCGGGGTTCCGCTTCCGTCGCCCGGAACCAGGTCATTCTGCGGGCGCCCATAGGGCCAACCCGCGTCCGACGTGATGATCTGCGACGAGTACAGTGTGCTAGGGTCAATCGCCATGATGTGCCTTAGGAGTGGTAGGTGACTTCACCGAGCTTCGCGTGCTCACCTGGCGCCAGCGTTCGGGCGACCACGTCTTCAGCGTCGGCAAGCAGGACGACGCTGGTGATGGTTCCGCCGAGGGACGCCACAACTTGCGACACTACGCCGGACAGCTCAGCGTTCGTCACCCGGTCGATTCGTGGCAGCGCCGAAAGCCCGACGATGAACGGTTCTCGAGTTCTCAGGTGCTCGTCGCAGGCAGCAAAGATGGAAGCGCTAGCCGATGCGCTGTTGGTGATCGCGAGCCCGTGGACTTCGAGATCGAACGTCCTGCGCGTGATGGGTAGGACGCTGACGCCATCGTTGATGGGTCGGCGCGCCACGACACCGTCGACAGTCCCGTTGATGTAGGCCAGAACCGCCGTTCGCTGGGCGGTCGTTGGAATCCCGTCCTCGGAGCCACTGCTCTCGGGTGTTGCTCGGACGTAGATGTTTACGCACCCGGGGGCGCCCGTGTACGGGAATGCTTCCTCAATGCCGTTCACTGTCTTCGCCCAACGGCGATAGTCCGCGTATGACCCGCCCTGCGGAGGAATCCGGCGCGCCTCGTGAACTCGCTTGCGGTACGCCTCCCAGGTTTCTCCGTTCGATCCAGACACCAGAGTCCCGGAGATCATCGCATCGCGCGAAACGCCAGCCATCGGGGCCGAGAACGTGAGCGTCGAACCGTATGGAAGGTTCCCGACTGCGCCGTACCCGCGCCCGCCGCTCGGGTCTTCGGTGGCGATAACGGTGACCGTTTCGTGGACGCCAAGGTCCAAGGCCGACTTGGTGATGTAGCTGACGCCGTTCGTTGCGCCGACCAAGAGCGTTCCAGCCGGGAGCGTCGCACTCGTGTCGGTTACGTGGACAAACAGCTGCAATTGGGCTCGAACCGCGGGAAGCGGGTCCCCGACGCCAAGCATGTTGCCGAGCTCGACAAGTGGGATGAATGTCCTGCCAAGGATCGTGACCTCGTCCGTGCTCGCGTGGCGCGCGAACATGTCGAGCCAACGACGCCCGGCGAAGCGGTACATGGACACGATGGACCCGGCTACCGCAGTCGCCAGCACGTTGAGCACGGACTTGGCAGGAATTGACCCGCCAACCGCGCCTGCGAGCTCCGCCTCGATCGTTGCCGCTTCGCTGGCGATGGTCGGAATTTCAAGAGCCACGGGTCACCTCGTATCCAAGAACGATCACCCGTTGACCGGTCTCGATTCGAATCGAGATTGCGAGCTTGTCGACCCCGGGGATCGAACACTGCACAGCGATTGCCTCAGCTAGCTCGGCCTCAACCATCCACGCTAGGTCGCGGGCGCCTGCCTGCTCGATGCGCAGGATCGAACCAGAAGTGAGCGCAGATGAGGCGATGATCGCTTGCATCTCTGAGCGGTATTTGCGCGCCGGCTCCGACTTGATGCGGTTGCCCCACCACTGCACTGGGGCCGTCGCGTCCGTCCCGTTGTCAGCGCTGTTGCCGCCGAAGAGACTGATGTAGACGGCGGTCGACAGTCCTTCGTCGATGGCCAGGACAGCGCCAACAATTCGGACGTCGCCTCCGTCGCCAGTGTGCTCGAGCAGGACGTCAGACATCAGACAGGAACCAGCCTTCCAAACGCCGCCCACGCGGACGGGGTGGCGCACGCCAGGGCTATCCCGGAGATGCTCACCGAGGGTCCACCGCCACCGGGGAGGCCTTCCTCGAGAGTCGTCGCCAGCTCGTCTCCCATCGCTGAGATTGGACCGCTGTAGCGCCAGACCGAGAGCCCGCCGCCGGACAAGCTGGCCTGGATGCTGGCTTGCAGCTGGAGCAGCAGGTCGATCTTCCCGAGCACAATTGAGATCTCCCCGGTGATGTCGGCGTCGATTTCGACGAGGCTGCCGATGGCCGCATCGAGGTCGATGGCGATCCCCAGGGACAGAAGCTCGTCAGGTGCCGGCAGGTTGAGTCCTAAGGACAAGTCGAGCTGGCCACGCAGCGCGACCACCGACCCCTGCATCTCTGCGAGGTACGCCTCGATCTCGAGCATGGGGAGCCGGAGCGCGGTGACGATCTCGCCGCCCGTCAGCGATCCAACAAACTGGACCGCCCCAGGGTATGGATCGCCAACGTTGAACCCGGAGCCGAATGAATCCCAGGACGCGCCGTCCTCGCAGGCGATGATCAGACCCGAGACCTGAGCGTCCCTATCGAGTCCCCCAGTGCTGCTCTGTAGCTCCCACGAGAGCCCGGTTCCGAAACCCTGGGCTGTTCCGGCATAGGCCCACTCCGCGATGCCTCCGGCGTTGAATCCTGCGCGAAGCTGGTCGACGAGTCTGATGGCGATCTCAATCTTGGCGAGCCCGAGTCCGAGCTTGAGCGCGATGTCACCTTGAAGTCCGACGTTGCCGCTGAACCACGTCGCCGGATTAAGCAGCACGGCCATCGCCTCCGGGTTGAGGTGCCCGGATGCCGAAGCGGCGAGCCCCGGGAGGTTCGGTGGGAATGTGAGCGACATCTCCAGCTTCCCCGCCAGCGACGGCTGAAGCTCGACAATGAGCTCCTGCAGGCCGGAGATCTTCGCAGCGATCCCGCCGAGTGAAGCGGCGAGGCCAACTTGGAGACCGCTCACCGGGAGGCTTCCGACGTACTGGAGGGTCACGCCTTCACCTTCGACTGCCGGCGCATGATCTGACCGACGACGGGGGTTCCCAGTGGAGAGTCAGGGGGACTCGACAACGAAGCAAGGAAGACTGGGCCCATGGCGGTCATTAGCGGTGGGACGGTCATCGCAACAAGATCGCCAGCTGTGGCGATCGGTGCCGACCCGTCTCCTAGGCGCACGTCCGGAGAGTCCACGATGACTGGCCCGGAGGTTTCGATCCGGATCGTCCCGTCTCGCTTGAGCCAGATCGTCCCAACGATCGCGCCGTCTTCGTCTCGAGCGTAGAGGCGCTTCTCACCGGGGAGCGCTTCGCCCGGGTTGCGGGTGTCGTGGTAGCCGGTGATCTGCTCCTGCCCGGAGCCGGGGCCAGCCGATGAATGCGCGAAGTCACCAACGATGGGCGGGGAATCATCGCCGCTTGGGCCGTAGTGGTCAGCGGTTGCGTTCTGGTCGCCGCCGCGTGACAGCTTCACCGACAGCACCGGGATCCCTCGGATCACCCGGCGAGTCGCGGCCAGAACTTCGGCTACTCTGCCCACGGCAACACCTTCGGAGCCTCTCCGGAGAACGCCCCCAGCATGACGACGTCAAGCGTCGCGGACTGCTTGTCGGAAGTCGAAGACAGGTGGACAGCTCGAATCAGAAGCTCGGTTTCTCGGTAGACCATGGCGCTTGGCGCACGCAGCGTGATCGTCTTGTTCGGGGTCCACAGATCCCCTTGCGGATCCCGCCATGTCGGCAGGTCGCTAATCTGCCATCCCGCCATGTTCCCGAACATGCGCCCAAGCTTCGCCTTTGCGGCCGCTGGCGCTTCGGATGGGTCAGTCTCGCTGAGCTCGAACGAGTGCGGTCGAAGTCTTGGGAGCCACGGGTTGGGCTCGGTGTGGTGTGTGCCCTTTCGCCCGCGCTTCGCCTGCGTGTACCCGGTGACCTCGGAGTAATACTCGCGCGCCGCGAACTGCGCCTCGATGGTCCCAACTGGCGGCACGTTCTCCTCGAGCCGCGCGACGGGGGCGCCGGAATC